ACTTTTGTTTTGGGAATTTTGTAGATTTGATTGTGTACATTTTTATCTCCACCGTTTCTATTAGTTAACCGCTTTGTTGCTGCGATGTGTAATATTCTCACATCTAAATTAATAATGCAAGTATTATTTATACATTAAATTCCAACAAACTTACATAATTCATTTAATTTTTTTCTATCTTCAAGTATTGCTGCTTTGTCTTCTTCCCATTGCAGATCAAACCAAAGTTCTTCTGCTACGTCTGCCGGCAACTTAATAATTTTGTCATTGCTGCTTAATGTTTCTTCGTTCATGTTGATCTCCACAGGTTTTTTTATTTATGCATTTTTACAAGAACAATCATCACTACATTTTTGAATGAATGATGCTTGCAATAAAACATCTTTTACCGTATCTCCAGCAATTGAATGAAGACCATCAACTGAATAACCATCATTTAATAAAACCTCGTAACCTTCACCGTTAACTTTATCAAGCATAAAAGCATAAACTTCTTTGTTGCTTTGTATTAACTTTTGAATTACTTTGCTCATATTTACCTCTACTGTGTCTATTAATTAATCGCATAACTTGCTGCGATGTGTGTATAATATCAACAACAGATAGCCATGTCAAGTATTATTTATACATTTATTGAAAATAATTATGAAAATATCAGAACACCAAGAACAAGTCATGCTGATCACATGGTTTAGAATGCAATACAAGCAATACAAGTATCACCTTTGGGCGATCCCTAACGGTGGATCACGGCACATAGTCACGGCAGTCAATTTAAAGGCAGAGGGAGTACTTGCCGGAGTCAGCGACCTATTCTTAATGATTCCTAAAGGTGAGTATCACGGAATGTTTATTGAGATGAAGGCAAAGTCTGGCAAAGTGTCAGATAGCCAGAAAGAGTTTATGGCAGCAGCTAGTTCAATGAACTACTTAGCTGTTGTCTGCTTTGGTTTTGATGAAGCTAAAGAAGCTATCACAAAATACTTGCAAGAAGGTAAAAGTTAGTTTAAAGTAACGCTATCACTTGACGGTGAACATCGGATAAACCTTAGTCAACACTCTGCTGGTATCCGCCAGTCCGTCAACATCCCTAAAAAAGATGAGAGTGTTGTCTAAGGTTTTTTTTTGGAGAAAACAAATGAAATGGTTTAAACATGATTCAGATTCAAGTAATGATGCAAAGCTAAAAAAACTACGTTTAAAGTATGGCGCACAAGGTTATGGCATATATTGGTATTGTTTAGAGCTGATTGCTAGGAATGTTGAAAAGCATAACTTAACCTTTGAGCTAGAACATGATGCAGAATTAATTGCTGATGACTTTAAATTAAGTAGCGATTTAGTGCAGCATATTATGACTTACATGGTGGAATTAGGTCTGTTTGAAGAAAGCAATGGAATGATTACTTGCTTAAAAATGGCAAGTAGAACAGATGAATACACACAGAAGTTACTACAAAGCATTAAGAAGTATCCCGATAATATCACGACACTATCGGCACAAAGTCTGACAAAGTCCGTTCTAATAGAAGAGAATAGAACAGAAGAGATTATATTAGATAAGAAAGAAAAGACTATAAAGACAGAAGTGCTTGAGGATTACTTTGATGACTTTTGGTATAAATACCCAAAGAAAGTTGGAATTCAAGCTGCACGTAAGGCATGGAAAAAAGCAAACCCAGACATTATTAAAGTTATTGACGCTATCAACTGGCAACGAGAAACTAAGCAATGGCAAGCAGAGGATGGTAAATATATTCCTAATCCTGCTACTTACTTAAACCAAGGTCGCTGGATGGATGAAGCACCAGAACAAGTTGCACCATTCTAGGAGTTATCATGATTGAAACTGACAAAAAAGCATTTAAAGATATGGTTAATGCCGTGTTTACTATTTACGGTAAGCCTTTACCTGAGAAAGAGATGCTGCGGATCTGGTGGCATAAGCTAGAACGATTTGACTTTAATGTAGTTGGTCGTGCATTTGATAAATGGACTGATACACCAAACAAGCTACCTCAACCAGCAGATATAGTGCAAATATGTAAGCCAAGAGAAGCCGAGTACCATGCATTACCATCACCAGCTAGTTATGCTGAGAATAAAGAGAACGTAGATAAGCTGAATAAGTTTATTGCAGAAAAGCTAAAGCCTAAGACTGATTACCATGCTTGGGCTAAACGAATCTTACGCAATCCTAAGAACTTTCCGGAAACTTCTGTAGAGGCAGCACATAAATTGCTAGGAGAAAATTATGCGGTGGGTTGAACAAGACAAGTATCACATTAGCTCTGGCTCATGGACTATAGCCAAATACTACTCAGCTACAGGAGTAAAGTACGGTCTTAGTCAGCGCAATAAAAACTTAGGTTATTACGATACGTTAGAAGAAGCCAAAAGAAACGCTAAAGATTAGTTGCATATTTTATACAACGTGATATATAATAATTCTATCAACGACAGAAAGGGTTATTAATGACGCACACAGAGTTAAAAGCACTACGCACTAAAACAGGTTTATCACAAAAAGAGTTTGGCATGAAATTGTTTAAGACTAGGGATAGCATTGCCAAGTACGAGTCCGGCAAGTTTACGATTCCTGCTTACATTGACGTTTTATTGAAGGCTACGTTTAATGACTAAAAAGTTTTTTGAACGTGGTAAGCAAATAGCTAAATGGGCAGACAATAATATGGCTAAAGATAATGGCTACTGGTGCGTAATATGCCAACGCTTTATTGAGGCAAATAAGGATGGATTGATTGTGCATGATGACATTACACATCCAAATAATATGACATTTGATGATGAGGAAAGACCACAATGACTAAAGACGAAGCATTAAAGATGGCAGTTGAGCAATTATGGTCATGTTCAATGTTAATGAATTTAGACCACAGCGATTATTTATATGAAGATGTAATAAAAGCACATGATGCGTGTAAAGAAGCATTAGAACAACCATCATGGCAAGGATTATCTAACGATATGGTTCGGGCTATAGGTGAAAAATGCGAAGAAAAAAATAGAGGGATACTTAATTGGATTGATTTTTATAATGGCATTGAAAATATGCTAAAGGATAAAAATTCTTGACTGAAGTTTCATGTAACGAATGGATTAAGCGCATGAAGGCTGCTGGGTTCACAGGTAAGTTTAGGGCAACAGATGGTGTAAGAGTATTTACTGGTGAAATAAAGCAAGAAAAAATAGAAACGGTGAAAGTCAAGACTTCTACAGAGTCAAGACAAAAAATAAAGGATATGTTTAAAAATAATGTATAATTACTTGTCGGTTGCTGGAGAGCAGGTAAGAATCTTTTGCTTGTACCATTAGATTGCCGACACACTCACTCAATATCGTACAAGGATGCTCAAATGATTACACAAACAGAATTAAAAGAAATTTTAAATTACGACCCAGATACAGGTATTTTTACTTGGATTAATCCAGTTAAAAAAACAATGATTAATTGTGTTGCTGGCAGTTTAACTGTACAGGGATATAAAGTAATAACAATCAAAAGAAAAAATTATGCAGCACATCGCCTTGCATGGCTTTACATGAATGGAAAGTTTCCAAATAAATTTATTGACCACATTAATACAATTAAATCTGATAATAAGTTATCAAATTTAAGAGATGTATCAAGAATTGAAAATGGACAAAATCAAATAAAAGCACATAAAAATAATAAATCAGGATTATTAGGTGTTACTTGGTATGCCAATACAAGTTCATGGGTTGCTAAAATAAAAAATAATAATAAGTTAATTCATCTTGGATATTTTAAAAATCCTGAATTAGCGCATCAAGTATATTTAAAAGCAAAACGTGAAATACATTTAGGATGCACAATATGACTGAAATAAAATCATTTAACATTAGCACAAGCAATTTGCCTTACTTGTTTGAAAAGATTAAGGCATTAGATTTATCACAGGGTTATATCGCTAACGTAACGATCAAGTCACACACACGTAACTTAGATCAAAATGCTAGGCTATGGAAACTATATGGTGCGCTTGGCGAATATATTGGCGAGTCACCAGACAAAGTGCATGAACTAATGGGCTGGAAGTTTTTACGCAGCCAAAGTGTAGTAAATGGAGAAACAATTGAAGCTATAAAGAGTACAACTAAACTCTCTACGGCAGAGATGGCTGACTACCAACGGCATATAGAGCTTTGGTCTGGCAGCATAGGGTTTGTGTTTAATGAAAATATTTAACTGGTTGGCTTATTGGGAACGAACCATCCCACCACCTGTATGGGTTGAAAGACTTGATAATTTTATTGGAGAGAATCAAGACTTAGATTATTTTTCATTAATTGCTGAAGGTATAGAACGTAGTTGCCCATTAGATGCAAGTTACGCAAAATTTACTACAGAACAATTTAAGTTTGACGATGAATTTAACGAATATTATGGCGAGTAAAAAAGATGAAAAAAAATATCTTAGTAGGGTTGCTGCTCTTGGCTGTATTATCTGTGGTGCGGAAGCGGAAATTCACCATCTCAGAACTGGTATGGGACTTGGTATGCGTAATGACTACAAGAACGCTATACCACTATGTCCACCGCATCATAGGACGGGTGGGTATAAGGTAGCATATCATGCAGGTAGATTAGCATTTGAGTCCCAATTTGGGACAGAAATAGAATTATTAGAGAAAGTGAGAAATTTATTATGATAGTTTTTCGTAAAAAAGTAGATGCATGGGTAGTAACAGCTAGGGATTCAGAATGTCAGATTATCCACATAGGTAATTACCAGACCCAAGAAGAAGCCAAGGCAGCAGAGCAAGCATATAGAGATAAAAGAATAGCAGAGGCATACGCACAACAAGAAGCAAAGCTAGACAGGTTGGCAAAAGAGATGGTTGCTAGATATAACGTCTACCTAGAGTTTTGCGTACTGCCTAAAACTTTAACAGACATGAAGCAGCAATTAGATGCTGATAAGAATACTGCGTCTAACACAATTAAGAGCTTAATGGCTAGAGGCTTTATGAAAAGCATTGTTGTTACCGACACCGGAACACGTAAGTATTACAGCTTTGTCACTACCAAGCTAATGAGCTACGAGGATGCATTAGAG